ATCGCCGGTAAGGACGATATGGGCGGCACAAGTGCTGACCGACTAACCAACCAGTCTGGTGGTCTGGACGGTGATACGCTGGGTGCTACAGGTGGCGCAGAGACACACCAGTTGACCGTCGCTGAACTTGCTGCACACACGCACACTGATGATTTGTCAGCGGCGTCACTAGCAGGTGCAAACTATGCGGCAGGTATCACAGGTGTGACTGGTGCTGACATACAGAGTGGTTCCACTGGTGGTGATTCACCTCATAATAACGTGCAGCCAACCATAGTCCTCAACTATCTCATAAAGACCTAAAGCCATGGCTATTATACCACTGAGAGACCTGGGCAGCGCAGGTGTAATTACGGACGTAGCCCCATACAATCTTCCCATCACTGCATTTGATAAAGCATTCAATGTGCGGTTCGATGAGGGCAGAGTGAGCCGAGCGCCAGTCTTCCGAAAGATTAAAGATAGTCTCGGTTTCACACCTAGGTTTGTATATGGCATCGTTCCGGCATCCGGGTTTGATACTGTACTCATGCTCTCAGATGATTGGCAGCTGCAAGAATACGCAAACAACAACGTCACCAATGTCAGTGGTACCATCACCGGATCGAGTGACCCCCGGCCATTCACAGGGACATCCCTGGCTGATGTGACGTACATTAACAGACAAGACCGCGTACCAGTCCAGCGCAAACCTAGCGCCACCACATTTAGTGACCTGCCGAATTGGGATAGCACATGGCGCTGCGCGGCACTGCGTTCCTACGGTGACCAGCTGGTGGCACTTAACATGACTGAGGGATCTAATGAGTTCCCCACCAGGGTCAGGTTCAGTGACATTACATCAGCCAATGATTACCCAGGCAGCTGGGACGCTACAGACGCGACAACCAGCGCCGGCTTCAACGACCTGGTGCAGATACCAACAGAGATTAGAGACGGCCTCACATTAGGTTCTAACTTTATTATATATTCAAGTGACGAAACCTGGCTGATGGAGTTCACTGGTGGCACGTTTATATTTAACTTCCGTAAACTGTTTAGTGACGCCGGCGTTATCAATCAGAACTGCGTAGTCGAGGCAGAAGGTAAACACTATGTCTTCGGTGCTTTCGATATCTATATGCACGATGGTACTTCCAAACAAAGTATATGCGATGAGCGCGTAAAGAAGTTCATCTACCAGTCACTGAACAATGAGAATGCAGATATATGCTTCGCGCAGCATAACCAGGCGCTGAATGAGATTTACTTCTGCTACATGTCAGGTGATTCACACGTTGAGTTCCCTAACGCTGTACGCTGTAACCGGGCTGCCGTCTACAACTACCGGGCGAACACATGGTCATTCATGGATCTGCCCAATGTCAGCTCCGGTACCACAGCTAACGTCAACTCGGTTGCCACATACGCCACCAGTACAACCACATACAATCTAACTGGTGGTACGTACTACAGTCAGCAAGACGGCTACGACCGTCACACGCTGATGGTTGGTGAGGATCTAACTGCAGATGGTCTTACAAGTGACAAGCTGTACGGCCTCGATCTGTCAGACACCGGCACCCTGTCTTTTGACCTCGATACAGAGGCGACTAAGTATCCATACCTGGAGCGTACAGGCTTCGACCTGGACGAATCTGGGCTGGCAGCCAGGCAATATGTTGTAGTAACCCGGATGTATCCACAGGCAGACACGATCAATTCAACAGACACCACAATGACATTTGAGTTCGGTGCCAGCGACATCCCTCGCAACACACCTACTTACAGCGCCCCTGTGACGTTCGATCTGTCAACACAGCATAAAATCGACAGCCGGGCAGCTGGCAGATATCTGTCATACAGAATGACACTTACAGATAACAAGGACTTTGACCTGTCTGGGTTCGATATAGAGCTGACACCTACAGGAGCACGTTGATGTCATTAAACGATAAGACTGACCTGCTCGTGCAAGATTATACCAGACAGCAGTACCCACAACTCGAAGAGGGTACACGCAGATATATCCAGGAAGAGCTGCGGCGCATACAGACAGCCATCACGAGCCTAACAACAGCTGCAATACAAGTAGCAGAGGATGAGCCAGAGAACCCGGTCAAAGGTATGATCAGGTACGCGGTGTCACCCTGGAACCCAGGCTCCGGCGATGGCCTTTACGTATACAACGGGACTGCGTGGGTTGCAGTCTAAAAAGAGGAATTAAGATATGTGGGGACAAATTGCAGGTGCCGTCGTTAGCGGTTACATGGCAAACAAAGCGGCAAAGAAACAGGCCGGTGCGATAGACCGCGCAAACCAGATGAACAACATGGGCTATCTCGACGCGCAGCCTTACATACGCGCTGGATACAGAGGCGGCCAGGACGCCCTAAACAAGATGATCGACACGGGTGCGTATACTGGCGACCGGTACGCTAACCTAAACAACATGCAGAACACCGGGCTGAACAACCAGTTCAACTTCGGTAACACTACGTTTGGCTATGGTCAAAACCTCGCAGGTCAATCACAAGGTTTCGCCGGTAACTATGGCAACCTGTATAACCAGGCTATGGGCGGCGGCGCTATGGACAACGCCCTGGCGTATGCTGACGCAAACACCGGAGCACTCACAGACGCAGCGCTACGCGACAGTACACGTATGCTCACTCAGAATACACTGCCAGGTATAAATAGAGCAGCATCAGCCAGCGGTAACGCAAACAGCTCCAGAGCCGGCGTTGCAGACGCTATCGCTATGCGTGATTATAATGACCGCGCAGCTGACACAGCCGCAGGTATCCGCAGCGGTCTTATTGATCAGTCTCTGGGACAACAGCAGCGCGACTTCGGTAATGCCATGGCTGCCAACCAGGGTCTCGCAGGTGCATTCGGTACCGGCGTCAACACTGGCAACACTGGCCTGTCTAACATGATTAACGCAGGTGCCGGCTTCCAGAAGGACGCACAGCAGCAACTTAATGCCGACAAGGCATCATTTGAAGCTAATCGTGACTTCGATATGAATGCGTATCAGCAGTACATGTCAGGCATCTTAGGACGCGCACCTATGTCACCAGCTGGCTACCAGGCGAACACTGTAGATCCTACAGCTGCAACTATCAGCGGCATGGTCACCGGCGCAGGTGTTGGTGGCAACCTTGCTAATTATTTTAGTGGATTTGGTGGTCAACCAAGCGCCTTCGCTTCCATGGCACCACAACGGACATACATCAATGCCCCAGCATATCAGGGCATGGGCTATGCGTCAGGGAGATAAGACATGAATCAACCAGTTAACCAAGGTTTATTGTCTGCAGCATTCGGTGCAAATGATCCTTACGTACAAGATGCAGCACAACAGTATGGTATTGCTCCTACAAATCTACCAATGGCGACCATTACAAAATCTAATGGTGGAAATGGCAGTAATGGTATTTTAGGAAACGGAACGACCAACACCGGCATCCTCAACAACCAAATGGTAACTGGGCAGCGCCGCAACATGGTGCCAGGCGCTATACAAATGCCACAGATGCCAAGCAATACTATTGGCATGAATGACATGCTGATACGTGTTGGGGGCGCAGGTATGGAAGGCGCACAGCAGAGTGGTTTGCAGTCATACGCCAACATGGCGAGAGAGTATGGCAATGTGCAAGACATAAACAACAGCGCCTCAATCGATGCATACAACGCCCAGGTCAAAGCTCTACAAGCGCAAGCAAAAGCAGCCAAGAACCAGCCTAAAGCGCCACAGTCGTCACCATATATGCAAGCAGCCATCGATGCTATCGATCAAATCGAAGCAAACGTGGCCATGGCCGAAAGCAACTACAACCCACTCGATAACGTCACCGGTTTTATGGGTAACGCTCTATCATTTGTTGCAGGTACACCAGCTCACGATACCAAGATGGCTATCGAGACTGTCGTATCATCTATTGGTTTCGACAGGCTGCAGAAGATGCGTGATGACAGCCCAACCGGCGGCGCATTGGGTCAGGTGTCAGAGCGAGAACTGGCGCAGCTGAATGCATCCCTGGGTAACCTACGTCAGTCACAGAGCCGCGAGCAATTCAAAGCAAACCTGGCGCTCGTTAAGAAGCACTACATCTCAGCTGTGAAAGCTATCGAAGCTCAGCAGCAAGCATACGCAGCAATGAACGGTATGGCAGCTCCTGTAGGCACGATGAGCCCAGCAATGAGCCCATCCGATCAAGCGATCATAGACAAATATTCCCAGTAGCAAGGATCTGACATGGCCGATATCAATCAGCTGATGACTGCGCTGCGTAATGCAGACGCGGCAGGGGACACTGCAGCCGCACAACGCCTGGCTGCCCTGATCAAACAAGCACAAGGCGGTCAGACGCAGCCCAAGCCGGCAGCCCCGGCACCTCAGCAGCGCGACGGCGCACTGATGTATGGCGTTGACCGCATGCAGCAGATGGTAGGTAAAGGCATCGAGGTAGCTGGAGATCTAACTGGTATTGAAGGTGTCAAACAGTACGGCACGGACATGGCCGCACAGCAAGAAAAAGACATCGCAGCCGGCGGCTACCAGCCTCAGTACCCTGGATCACTGCGTGAAAACTATAATCAAGGCACGTTTCTACCAGCATTAGGTGAGAAACTTCTCGAAAACGCGCCATCTGGCGGCGCTGCTATTGCAGGTACCGGCCTGACAGCCGCTGCGGCAGCTCTCGGAGCGCCAGCATGGCTTGTGTTTGGCGGCGGCGCAGCTGTAACTGCAGGTTCTGGTCTTATGGGAGCTGGCGAAGCTGCCATGGAGATGGAAGAGAAGACCGGCAGCTATGATTCGAAGGTCGCAGCCGGCGTTGGAGCCTTGGTAGGCTTCTTGGATAGGTTTGGTGCCGGCAAAGTCATCCCAGTAGACCGCCTTGCTGGCATGTCAGCTGACGAAGTCATCAAAGAATTGTCTCAGAAAGGCTTTGGAGAGGCTGCCCAGGCGTATGCAGGGCGCGTCACAAAGGCTGCAGCAGCCGAGGGTGCAACCGAAGTTGCTCAGGAAACAGCTATCGTTGGTGGCGCGGCATCACAGGGCGCTGAGTACACCGGCCAGGAGCTGGCTGATCGCGCCATCGATGCATCTGTACTAGGTTCAGCCTACGGTGGTGGTACCAGGGCAGTTACTGAGCTTGCACCAACAGCTAACGCAACACGCGAGGCTGGCGCACAGCGCCTTACAGAGCTGGGTGAGGTCATTAACCCTGTAATGATTGGCAACGATCCCCAGGCGGCCACTGAGCTGGCTACCAGGCTCGATAGGATTGCAAAGAGAAACGACCTAAACCTAAAAGACGTTAACAAGCAAAGCACATCAGGCGCACGTGAAGCTATAGACAAGGCACACATCCAGATATCTGAAGAACTGAAGCTATTTGCTAATGATTTACGTACACAGCTAGATATTACTGACACAGACCCACTAGCTGTTGCTCTTGATAAAGTACTTGCTATTGCCGGGCGTAGAGAAGCCCGTAACAAAGCAAAAAGCACTGTCGGTATTGAAGAGATGGAAGCCATTGATAGGCTTGCCGGCAACACACAAGAAGGCCAACGTCTGTTGTCACTTATGCGGCAGATGAACGAACTGACTACGCTGCATAATGCTGGCTATATTGGTGGTGTATCTAAAATTACCGACCAGTTGTCTCCGATGCCTAGTAACGTAGGCTACTCTGACCGCAGCCTCATCGAGACCCCAACACGTGTGCTTGGTACATTGTACGGTGCGTCTGTAAACCCACTGATACCTGCAGTGCAGACCGCTGCAGTCATAGGTGGTCGCGGTATTGATGCCTTAACAGGCCGCCGCAGCCGCATAAAAAGATACATTTCGGACAACCTGTCAAAGAATGATGGCATCGCAATAGATACTGACCTAGAATCAGTCCGTGAAACACGCAGACAAGAGACTGAAGGCATCAAGAAGGCCAACAAGGAGCAACGCGCCAGGGCAAAAGAGATCCACAAGTCGCAATACGAAAAGAATGGCGACTTACCTTTTGTAACTCTCGATGCAATGCTAAAAGAGCGCGGCTTGAGCCCACAAAGAGCCGTACAGCTGCTTGAGGCCATGGCAGCTGCAGATCCTGTGATCGCAGCAGACGCCCAGGCAATGATTAAGGCTATCCAAGAGGGCGGCAGAACACCAAACATGACTGCAGTGGGCGCTGCAATGAGCACTGCGCTCGATCAGCAGTCTACATCAGTCACCAGGGACAAAACACCGATGCCAGGCGCAGTCCAGGCAGCCGCATCCTCAGCTGCAGCCCCACGTGATGTATCTGCCGGCTATGTACGCGGCATACAAGACAACCAGGCTGCAAACACAGCTCTCATTGAGGCTGTAGACGCAGATCCTACGATCTCTGATGACGACAAGGCTGTACTGATTGATGCCCTGGCTGATCTTCGCAGTAACCTGGGGGCTAACCCAGGTGACCGGGCTATGGATATAGCTGCGAAGGCTGAAAGCCAGGTATCTGACCCAGCATTGGTCGAAGCGTACGTAATGCCGTACGTAAACCGGGTGATTGGCCAGCAAGCAAGCACACAAGAAGAAACAAACTTCATGGCGGTGCCTAACTTTGGCGAAGGTCTCTCAGTGTTCCCGAAGACACAGGCACTCTATAAGAAGATAGATGGTATTGAAGTTGACCAGGGCAACTACCAGGCCGGCAGCGAGGATGTAACAGGTAACACCTACGGCGGCGCTCGCGTTTCTATTGGTGAGAATGGCCGCGGTCGATTAGAGGTAGACCCAGAGCAATCAGCAGCGCCAGACAAAAAGGACGGCAGACGGTGGCACAGTAATTTGGTGCGTCCGAACCTATACGAGTGGGTAGACAACCCACAAAACCTACCGCAGTCATTCATTGTAACTGTTGATCATAACGAAGAAGGTCATCAGTTTGCGCTGCAGTATGAAGCAGATGTTCCGATAGAGCTGTACCGTAAAGCATTGCGGATTGATGGCAGTAAGCAAGATGAGCCTACAATGCGGCCTCGTGGCTTTGGTAAACTGGAATATGGCCGTCAAATTGGCACAATTAAAGTCAAGTCATCTGGTCGCATCGCGCCGATCTACGACACGATCAGGATTGTTCCCAAGCAGCAGCCCGAAATCAATGAAATGCGTACCATTGGTTTTATGGACAACCCACCCTCAATCGAAGGTACTGGTAAAAAAGGGGTTGTGACTGTTGATGATGTTGGTCGGTTCTTAGAGGCTGAATCAATCAAAGCCGGATCAAAAGCCCCTCGAACTGTTCGCGGCGGTAAAGAAACAAACACTATCGATTACACTGATGAGCTTAAAGAACGTCTTTTCCAGGACATACTGGCTGAAGCTAAAGAGTTTTACAAAACTAACCCAGGCGCAGCTTACTGGTATACTTTTGGTTCACCGCAAGCATTAGACATGATGTCTTCGGTCATACCTGAGTTAAGAGAAGATCCCACATCAAACAATCCAGACAACGGACTGCCGCTGCAGCTCCTGTTTTGGACATTGATATCACCTCTATCAGGCGGTCAAAACCCGGTTGCAAACGCAAAACTAGCCGTAGATGTTCTGCGTTATTACATTGAGAACGGACGGATACCATTATCTAAATATAAAGGTGGTCTGTTTATTAACGATGCAAACGTAGATGCAAAAGAAGCAATCGGTGAGGAACTAGCCTGGACAGCTAGAGGCTCAACAACAAGAAATGCACTCGCAGCAATCCAAAAAGGCATAGATACTTTCGGTGACCTAGAATCTTTCATGATGTGGATGGTGTCACCACATCCAGCTGCGGAAGTGACGCAGATGTACATGGATTTAGGCTTCGGTAGTGAGGAAAGTGCAAAGAACATTGCAAAGTATGCAGATGCTGACGGCATGGTCTATGGATCACAGGTTTTGGGTGCTAAATTTAGTCCGTTCCTGTTGAATAATAGTGGTAATGAGAGTAAAGTAACCAAAGATGAATGGTTCACCAGAAGCTGGAACAGACTGGTCGGACGTATGTTCACCGCGAACGGTAAAGAGATGCTGTCTCAGCCGTCCTCGCCGGAAGAGCGTATGGTACAGGATGAGGTCATTTCCAGGGTTGCCGCTGAGCTCGATTTAGAGCCGGCGCAGCTGCAAGCACTGTGGTGGGCATACGAACAACAACTGTACACCAAGATGGGTGTCAACTCTCCGACAAGGGATTATGTAGATGCCGCAACTGAAGTCATTAAAGCTATCGCAGGGGAAACCGAAGCCGCTAACGCAGAACGAGAAGGACGAGCTCGACTTAGTACACTTGTTGCTGAGCAAACGCAAAGAGCGCAGGGAAGCAATGCAGCAGAATCAGTCAACCGGCAACAAGGCGTCCTTGACCTCGATGACGGAGGAAATAACGGACGCGCCGGGGATACTGAACTTCCAAAAACAAGTCTAGCTGGTTCGAGAGAGCCTACACCGGAAGAAAACCGTGAGGCTCTTGGTGTAGTCCAAGCAGCTTTCGAAGTCGGAAAGCCAGGGTCGCCGTATGAAAACGGTATCCGTGATTACGATACTATCGAGAAGATTGGCCAGGCTTTCAATCATGTATTCCACCTGGCAACTAGCCAAACAGATCTCGCAAAGAAACTGGCCGTAAAGCGCAGTAAGCTGAACAATACAAAGGGTGCCAGAGTGGCCATGCCTAGCCCAGAGGGGTATAAATTAGGTAGAGGTGCTCGGTTCGGCATCATTCAATCAAAAGCTAAAAAGTATAAGGGCGCTGATATATTCGCAGCGCTGCATGAGCTGGGTCACGCAATAGAGACTAGCTACGTGGATGAAGCAGCCCGGCAAGAGGGCTCAGAGAACCTCGGTAAAGACTTTTACTCGCCACTCTCACAGCAGTCTATACCCGACCCAGTAAACAATGCCACGTACTCAAATACGTTCCGGGCAGCCATACGTGAGCTGCTGGAGCTATTTGGTGATAAAAAGGTAGCCACAGGCGAGTTCACCAACCAGGACGCCAGGGACATCATAAACGAAGTAATCCGTATGCAAAGGACTGGCATACTTGAAGGCTTTGGAACAAAGTTTCCTGTGCGTAATGATTACTCGAAGGGTATGGAGCTTGTCTCGAAGGGTAAGGTAACTCAAAGCAAGTATGATACTGTGATGAGAGAAGGTGAGCGTACCTATTTTCACACACCTTATGAGCTGGCCGCCGACCTATTGGGTATTTACATGTTTGACCCTAAGCTGGCCAAGCGTGAAATGCCAAAAGCAACAAAGCTAGTTCGCCTTTTACTTAAAGATAATCCCAACGTGCAATTCTTCTCTGCGCCATTCAGCGCTGTTGTCGCCATGGTCATGGCAAACATGCTCCTGGCTGAGAAAGAAGATGAAGAAGAAAAGGCGCTGCTTACTCTAGGTCGCGGCGCTCTAACAGCATAAAGGAACCAATATGACTGATTATACAAACCGTATTGGCATTGACATGCGTAAGTACAAAAACCAGCCACAAAAAGTTACTAAACGTAAAAAGCCGGTACCCACCAAAAGGAAGCGTAAAGAAGATCCATCGTTTTATAAACAAGTGGTCGAGTACGCTAAAAGCATAATATGAGTAAACCAAAAGAGCCACGCGCCAAGGCACCACCTCGGCATGGCAATGGTACCCATCCACAACGCGCACCTAAGAACAACTATTTCGCAACGCTCATGTCCACACCAGAGGGCAGGGCGCTGCGTAAAGAGTGGTCTAAACGCCCCAGGAAGAACCCTGGGCGGCCTAAAGGTGTGCCGGATGGTTACAGAAAGAAAACAATCGAACCTCTACGGCAAAAGCTGCGAGGCGAGGCAGAAAAGGTAGTCGAAGTAATGACAAAGAAGCTAGACGTTAATCCAGATGAGTACGCAACCGAGGCACTGGTAACAGCTGTCGAGATCATGCGGTCACCTGATGCAACCAGGGACAGGCTGTCAGCTGCGCGACTTGTATTAGACTTTACCAAGCAGAAGCCGGCATCAAAGTCAGAAATGGCTATCAGCCAGGCTGAAAGTTTCCTCGAAGGACTATTACAAGAAGAGCAAACCAATGGACAAAAAGCTGAGGCAAATCAGGAAGAAACTACACACTGATTTCGATTACTACGCAAAAGCTGCACTGAAGATTAGAACAAAGAGGGGCGAAGTCGCCCCTTTAGTTTTAAATGAAGCACAAAAGATCCTAAACGAGGCTGTCACCAGACAACTTGAGAGTGAAGGGAAGATAAGGGTCATCATCTTGAAGGCTCGCCAGCAAGGCTTGTCAACATACGTTGGTGGACACCTGTACTTCACCGTGAGCCAAAACAAGGCTCGCAAAGCCATGGTCATCACACACCATGCAGATAGCACCAGGGCGCTGTTCGATATGACGAAGCGTTATCATCAGCATTGCCCTGACATTCTCAAACCATCAACCAAATACTCTTCACGAAGGGAATTAACATTTGATGTTCTCGATAGCTCTTATGTCGTTGCCACAGCAGGTGGCGACGCGGTCGGTCGTGGCGAAACCCTTAGTTGCGTACACGCCTCGGAAATTGCGTTTTGGCCTAAGTCAACTGCGGATGAGACTTGGAACGGCCTTGTACAAGCAGTACCGAATACTAATGATACGGCTATATTTGTCGAGAGCACGGCGAACGGTGTAAACGGCGTCTTCTGGAACCTCTGGCGTGGTGCGGTGGCCGGCGAAAATGGTTTCGTGCCGGTGTTTATACCATGGTTTACAGATCCAGAGTACAGAGAGACTGTCACAGATACTTTCGAGCGTACCCCGGAAGAACAAGAGCTGGCTGAAAAGCACAACTTAGATGACGAACAGCTCATGTTCCGCAGACGCAAGATTGCACAAAATGGTATCGACCTGTTTCGCCAGGAGTACCCATCGACACCAGATGAGGCTTTCCTGACGACAGGTCGTCCTGTTTTCAATCCAGACCAACTTGTAGACATCCTCGATGAGACAGCTGATGTCCAGGAGCGCCTGGCTTGGGAAGACGGTGAGTGGCGCAACCATTCACGCGGCGAACTTACAACATACATGAAACACGATGAGGGTGAGCGTTATGTCATTGGAGCTGATGTGGCAATGGGTGTGCGAAACGGCGACTGGTCTGTGGCGCAGGTTTTGGACAGCAAGAAGCGGCAGGTGGCTACTTGGCGAGGCCAAATACATCCAGATTATTATGCAGAAATACTCTATGCGCTCGGAACGTATTATAACGAGGCGCATATCATCGTTGAAAACAACGGTCATGGAATACTTACGTGTACGCGACTAGGTAAAGACATGGCGTACACCAACTTTTATACAGAGGTGCAGCATGACAAGATCACAGATCGTGAGACTGTAAAGCTGGGCTTTAGTACTACAGCTAAAACCAAGCCTCTGATTATCGACCAGCTCCGCGCAGCAATGCGTGAAGAAGAGCTGCTGTTGAATGATAAAACAACCATTAGAGAAATGATGACCTACATCGTTACTGAAAGCGGTGCGATGGAAGCAGAACCCAGCTGCTTCGATGACTGTGTCATGGCTCTAGCACTAGCTAATTACATTCATGAAGGTGCCTGGGAACCTGTAGAGATCCCGGATGAATTATATGTGGAAATGGTATAATGGATTATAAGCCTCTGAACGATGAAGAAGTCGTAAAGATTGTCGAGGACAACATCTCTCGATCTATCGGCTACTATGACAGCCAGCTGAGCCGAGAGCGTGAACTGACGCAGAAATACTACCAGGCAGAGCTACCTAAACCACAACACGATGGCAACTCTAAGTACGTAAGCCAGGACGTTTACGACAGTGTACAGTCGATGTCTGCAGCTCTCCTGGAGAGCATGGCAGCCGGACAGAAGATCGTGAAGTTTGCACCACAAAACGCTGATGATGTGGTGATGGCCAACATTGCCAGTGAATATACAGACTATGTGTGTTTCAGGCAGAATGACTTTTACTCTGTCGCCAGGGATGTGATTCACGATGGTCTCCTGGCTAGAGCAGGTTTAGCCAAAGTCTACTGGGATGAGCGCCTGGAATACGAAGTAGAGGAGTTCTCTGACCTTACCGAAGAAGAGCTCGATATGCTGCTGACCCAGGACGGCGTAGAGCTCGAAGAAAGTGAGGCCAACTCGATTGGGCTGCTGTCTGGCACTATTAGCCGCGAGATGGACAAAAGCCAGGTGGTTATTGAATCAGTACCGCCGGAAAACTTTGTCATCGAGCCCCAGGCCAAGTCACTATCTACTGTGACATTCATGGCGCACCGCGAGCGTAAGAGCATGACTGAGCTGCGCGAGATGGGTTACTCAGAAGAGATCATCGAGGAAATCGGTGACGATCACAGCGATGTCGAACTAGAGACTGACCCAGAGATCCTGGCGCGGCACGAGGATATCGGCAGCGACCGTGGCTTCAATGCAAAAGGCTTCCAAGACCAGGTACGCACGGTCATGGTCTATGA